TGTGACGTGAGTTCATCGTCCGTGATGCGCCTTGGCTGACTAGTTGCTTCTGCCGTTCGACGCTGCGTATACCCTCTAATACAGTAAAGTCAAGGTCTGACAGTGCAGCCGCCTTCTTGACTATCCGCACCAGATCAGGGTGGACGCCCTCAAGTCGGGACAGACTACGCTGGCCCAGTATGATAGTCATACAGCGCCTTTTTGCAGCAGGCTTATTAGTATGCCAATCAGTAGCATGATGATTGTACCTGTTGCAGTCATGCCAATATTTTCCAGACGCTTCATGCGCGCGCAGATACTTTCGTACCGAAACGCGCAGACCTGTTCGTGCGTGTTAAGCTGTGCTTGTGTCTGGTCAATGGTGTTCACGGCGTTACCCTTTATTGGTTGAAGTACTGGTTTAGGATTTGGGCAATCGTGTTGCGCGACGTTGGGCTTAGTTGCCGCTGCACTTGTTCTGACATACGCACTGCTGTTGGGAACTGGTTCATAGCCGCACCCATGTTAGGCCCGCTTTCAAACGCTTTTGCCAACTCTTGCTGTACCTTCGGCGACATGATGGCGCGTTGGATTTGGTTTGCACCCTGCGCGCCATACGCCGCTCTAGGTGACACTACGCCGGCCACGCCACGCACGCCGCGTGACAAATAACTAGGTTGTTGCTTAGACAAAAGGTTTCCGCCAGCCGTAGTACCGCGCCCTTCCAACTCAGCCATACGATTAAGAGATTGCAATTCGTCGGCTGACATTTTCATGGCGTTGTAACGACGCGGATCGGCAAGCGCCATGCCGGCGATGTCAAACTGACCCGTACCCATGATGTCTTCGACGATCTTCGGGCGTTCACCGCGCATGAGCGCAATAAACTCGTCCGGGTTTTCTTTAGCTAACTGCGCGCCTTTGGCCGTCAAATCTTGACGGTTGACCATTTCAAAACCTTGGCGGGTGCGTGTGAGATAGTCTTTCCATCCCACACCGCCGGCGCCTTCAACGGCATCGTCGATCATTTCACGGGCGCTGGTCAACAGCGACGCGGTGCGTTCTTTAGTACCAGACCCCGGCTGCCGTCCACTAAGCAGCGTATCGACGATGTCGTTCAGGCCGGTCTTGCGGATTTGATATAGGTCGCGCGCGTCGATGACGCCACTAGGGCCGCCCAAACTTTGCAGTTTGTCTGCTAATCCTGTAAGCGTGCCGCGCTGAAGGTCATCCGCGCGTGTGCCGGGCTGCCCCGCCATGCTGCGAAGCTGCTGCACAATAGGTCCAACGCGTAACGGCGTCATGCCTTCGGCGGCCAAGTCAGCTACGACATCTTCCATGTCGCGTGCGGTATCCCGCAGTCCAATCTGCGCTGCGATAGCATCGTCGGCGCGTTGTCCAGCACCTTCAGCTATTTCGCCAACGCGATTAACTGGTCCGCCCTGCGTAAAAAATTCTGGGTTCTGAAACGCTGCATCTATTTGTTCGCGCGAACGATCTTCCAACCCTCGCATGCGAGGAACAATACGCGACGCAGTAATCTCGTCTGCGCGCTGCCGAGCGGCAGTTGCTAATGCTTCAACAGTCGGCACTGCCTCCCCAGCAATGTTGGCGCGGGCAAGCGCAGCATCACGGGCTGGGCCTGTTGCTTCATTGACCGCGCGGCGTTCAACATTTGACGCCGCTTTTTGCGCGGTTGCTGTTTCGCCGCCGGAAAGCGCAGCCATGCGTGCTTCACGTTCAGCAGCTTGTTGCGCCAATATACGGGCAGGCGTATCAGGATCAATTTGTTCTGCTACAATCTTGCCCACACCAAAAAACTTGCTAGGCTCTATGCCTGCGTCAAGCAGGACTTGCTGCGCTAAACGCTGGTCATCAGGTGATAGACTTGCAAATGCCGCTTTGGCAGCTTCCACGTCTTTACCTAATGCGTCACGAATAATCTGTCCCGCCTTAACCGCAGGCATACGCGTAAGGTCAATAACCCTACCGCCAAGCTGCTTTAGTACAGAACCCACAATAGGTAGCCCTGCGCCAAACATCGCGCCTTCGGTTACATCTTGGCCTGTCAACGCCGCGGTGGTTGCGCCCGCCGTACCGCCGCCGGTGGTTCGCAAAGCAACGCGGCCTAAACGTGTGGGCGCCTGAACGCCGATACCGCCGGACGAAGTGGCGCGCAAAACATTTGCGCCCACATTACCGACCACAGGTATTTTTTGCACTATAGGAACGGCCAATTTAGCTGTACGCGAAACCGCTGCGCCCGGTCCTATTGATTGACCAAGGGCGCGCGCAAGCGGGCGTTCTTGAGTTACCAAAGCATTTGATAGCGCGTTAACCGCGCGTTGGCGTTGGCCCTGCGCTTGCGTTACTGCTTTTTCGCCAAAGATTAATTTTGATATAGGGTCGGTAACCATAGCGGCAGCGTTGTATGTGCCTTGAGGAATACCAATCAGGATTTCGTTAATGTTATCCAGCACAGTATCAACCGCGCCGATACCGCTGCCGCGTGTCCGCCCAGCCGGCTTGCCTGAGTCAGGAAACTGAGCCAGAATTTTAGCCTTGACCTGTGCGTTGGTCGCGCCCGCTGGCCCAACAATGCGGTAGGTGCGACCGTTAGGCGCCTTCATTTCATACGTTGGCATTAGTTACCTACCTGTTTGGCGCTGCCCCAACCGTCGCTAGATTTTGTCGGTGTAGCTGCTTTGGCTTTTGGTTTGTAGCTTGCTGGGTTTTGAAATAGCTTTTCTAAAGTGTTTAGTTCAGATTCCAGTTCAGGCGTCCAAAGCGAACCCGCGCGATCTTTAGCGTCGCGGACAAACTGCAAAGCACCAAGAAGTTTGCTTTGGCGCGAACGTGCTGTGTCTTGATATGTGGGGAAAAAGGATGTGCGAAGGTCTTCTATCTGCGGTGCGGCAACGCCGGCGCCGGTAGTTATGTACGTAGCCGCCAACACAAACTTTGCTAACGCCGCATCAAACCGTTGGCGGGGACCGCTTTGAGCAAATTTCGCGGCTTCTTTACCATAGAAAGGTACTTGCCCTGCGGCGTATTCGGTGCCGCCGGGCGCTATAGAGGCGGGGTCTTCCCTAAGCACTTTTGCCATTTCTCTAGCGGCTGACGCCGCAAGTCTTACGTTGCTGGAAATCTTACGTTCGTCTTCGGTTGACGCTGTTTTGCTTGATCCGGGGATAACAGCTACTGGGGCGCCAGCCGTCCCGCTACCGCCGACCTTTTTGTCTGTCTCAAACTCACGCATGGCCTTAGCAACCGCAGGGATTTGTGCCGCAGTTATAGGTGTGTTAATGTCAACGCCCGTTCTCCGCCGGATGTATTCCTTGTAACCACTAACAGACGCTGCACTATTTTCTGGCCCTTGCGGGGCGTATTTGTTAACAATCTTGTTGATCGTGTTGGCGCCCTTGTTAATATAACTGTTGAGCAATAATTTTTCCTGCGCGGCAATGCCCGCAGCGGGTGTATCAAACGTGGCAAAACCGCCGCTTTTACCGGTGTAGCCGGGCTGCGATTGTGCAAACGGGCCATCTTTAAGCGCGCCGGGGTTGGTTTTTAATGCGTTAGCGACAGGGCTACCGCTACCGGATGATCCAGCGGGCGGTGGGGGTGTAGCAAAGCCGCCCGTCGTAGTTTTTGGCATGGCATAGACAGCGCCGTCAGCGCCTGTGACATACTGCATACCTTCCGCAACTTGAATACGTGAACCGGAGACTTCGCGCGCGGCGCCGCCGCCAAACTTTGGTAAACCTATAACGCGCTCTTCAGTGCCAGTGGTTTGCTTTATGTATTCTTGCGCAAGTTGGTCCTTGGCTTCCATAGTGCGGAACAAACTGTCTTCGCGCCACGCCTCAAATTGACTGGGGTCTTGTGGTAAAGATGACAACGTCGCGTCTATGGACTCCTGAGGTGCGGGTTCGGGGAACATTTGTTTCATGCGGTCGCCAAGCGCCATAGCTTGTTGCGAATTGCGTGAGTTACCAATGGCTATTTCGGACGTTTCAAAAAAGTCCATAAAATATTTCAGGCGCGCGCCGCTAGCTTCAGAAGACGCTTTAGTTACCGCAAAAGGCTGCAACTCTGCTTCGCGACCTTCCTTAGCTGTTGCATAAGCCATTTCTTGACGCGCGCGCTCACCCTGAAGTTGCGCGGTTTCTTGTTGTCGCGCCATGTTCATCATGTTTGCAAACTGCGCGGTCTGACGCGAAGGATCAGGAAGCTGTGGGTTACGCGCCTGAAGGGCTATCATTTGGTTTGGCATGGTTCAGAACCTTAATATTTAACGCCGGGAAGGCGATATTGCGTGCTGGAACCAAAAGGTGTTCCCGTCGATCCGCTACTGCCGTCGCCAGCAGCGCCGCGGTTATAGTAACCCATTATGGCGTTGTTCATAGGATAGCTAGATGCCATTCCAGCAACCTGACCCAGAGCGTTGTTAAGCGCGTTAGCAGAACCGACGTAGCCGGACGCGCGGGCTTGTCCTGCGTTGTACAGGTTTGACGCTTCGTTCTGACCCATCTGCCCTGCGGCGCCGGTCATTACGTTCGTGGCAGACTGACCAGAACCCATTAGCGATTGCAGCGGATTCAGCTTGGCCGACCGCTCAACTTGATAGCGGTTAAACGCGTTCTGGTATTCTTGGCTGGCTAAGTCCTGCCCGAAACGCTGCACACCCTTTAGGGTGGAGCCAGACAGCAGATTGCCGCGCGCTGCGGCTGACCGCTCTAGCGCCTTCATGCCTTCCGCTTGGCGGAAACCATAGCCGGGGTCTTGCTGGAATTGCTCAGTGCCAAAAGATTTACCAAGGCTGCCATATCCCGCAGCGGTCTTGTCGCCGCCGATGCCCAGCAACTGCATAATCTCATTTTGCGCCGTCAAACCACCTTGACGGAACGGCTCTTGTAAAGCCTTTTGCTCTTCAAACATACGCCGTTGGGCGGCATTGGCATCCTGCGACGCTTGAACTTGCGCTTTAGATGCTTTCTTAGCTGCGCTGCTGGCCATTAGACCGCCGCCGACCGATGCTGCGGCGCCAATACCGGCTGCGATTATTGCTGGTGGCATTTTGGTAACTCCATTTTATAAAGGTCGTATGCCGACCCAAGGGTATATATCATTTCGCCTGTGGGTTGCATACCCCCCTTGCGCGCGTACATATATACGCTAGGCGCGTTAGGGGCGATGCGCGCCCATAGTGTTTCAGCGCCGTTTTCTACGGCGTAATCAATCGTAAACTGACGCGCCTTGGCCGCCCATTTACCGCGGCCTTCTGGCAATATCATTACGTGTACTTCGTAAACATTAGGTGAAGACCATGCTAACACGTATCCACCATGTTCGCCAAGTAAAAACCAGTTCTTGTCAAACTGAATTGCGTCGGCAAAGTCTAACTCACCTAAACTTACAGGGCCTATAAATGGTCGAACGTCTGGGTGGTTAGCCACCTCGTTTATTCGATCCACATCAAAGCACCGTTCAAGCATTAGCTGACTAGCCGACCTGACGCGCGGATGTTGATGGCGGACGCCGTACCAGCGATTGTGCTGATAAAGCCATTGTTAGGCAGCACATGACCGACCAGTTCAGGAAACGTATATGTCTCGCTGGCCTGAAGCGTCTTGGTCTTGACGATCAAGTTGTCGTTACTGGCGGAGCCAGCAGCAGTAATCAGGTTGACGCTGATCGTTGCAGCGGTCCCGCTGTAGTTAGTCGCGGTAAACTTGTCGATGATCGTCTGCACGCCAGTTGACGTGTACTGCGTTGTCTGGGATGCTTCCGCTGTCTTAGCGGGGATGATGTTACTAATAGATACGGCCATATTATGTCTCCAAAGAACTTATGTTGTCAGTCACCGTTAAGATTATTGACGGAACGGAAGGGTGAACGGCAGACGCCGGATCAGCCAATAAAATAACAGATGTATCGTCAACTTCCCACATTAATTCGATATAGTCGCCAGCGTTTAACTGGATAATGTAATTCCACCCTACAATTAATTCAGCGTTATTACCTTGTATGCGTATTTGACCAGAAGTGTCGGGGACGTTTACACCGTTCTTGCGTAGCCACACCCACACTAATGCAACGCCGCCAGACGTTTTGTCTACCTGTGCTGAAAATTGCACGTTGTAGACATTGGGTCTATCTACATAAATGCGCGACGTTGGTGTGCCGCGGGTGACGCCTACCGACAAATCAACAGTGTTAAACGTCATGGCGTAGGCTGTGTTGATCGCCGCTGCTGTCTGCGTTGTTGTATCGTAAAACGAACCGTAGCGAGGTGCGCGGGATTGCTTGGGCGGCGGGGCCAGTGCTAAGGCTTGCAGTTGCGATTGGATGACCGCGATGTCGCTTTCCGTAGCAGCCGGCGGTGTGCTGGCGGTAGCTTGTGCAAGGCTGTTTACTTTAGCGTCTACGTCAGCCGTAGCCGTGCAGCAGTCAGGGGCGCTTTCGGTAGCCTGTGCCAGTTCCGCCAACATGGCGTCATAGGTAGCCAACAGCGACGTAGCGTCAGGCGCTAACTCGACTTCATCTTGGTTGGTCTGCGTAGCTGTCAGCAGCGACAGGAAGAACCGATACCATTCACGGCTAATCGCCCCCGACCGTTCGTCAATAAAGGCGACGCGTGGCGGCGTTAACTGGGTAGGGTTGATCGGCGCTAACGCCATCAGGCGCTCGTCCCGCTAATGGCTAGTTCAGCGCCCATGATGTAAATTCGTACAGGGTCTGTTCCAGACACTTCGTAGACGCGGTCGCGTATCTTCATCGTCGCGCCAAGGCGGCGCCAGATGGTACGCTTTCCGTATTTGCCGATAGCACCCATCGACTTCCAATGTTCGTTAGAAAATGTATGGCCGCCATCATCTGACCAGCGCAGCATCACTTGCGGGTCGCTACCTTGGCCGCTGTTCAGGCCCACGCCTGTCTCGCAATCAAGTTGCAGCGCGTGCTGGATCGTGCGTGTGAGGTTGTTAGCGCCTGTCGGCAGCGCGCGCCATGACCGTAGCCATTTCTGCGCCGCGCCATCGTCAGCGTACACTTCTAGATCAAACGCATAAATCTTGCCGGGCTGGTAGTCGCCAACAACTGTGGTGTCGGTAAAA